GTCGTAGCCTTATCTACATTGAGAAGAGCTTGACTGATCTCACACGCTTTGCAATCTTTGAGCCAAATGACTACCGTCTCTGGGCTCGTTTGAATGCGGCATGCAGCACATTCTTAACGACTTTCTGGTCACAAGGCGGCCTATCTGGCGCTTCACCATCGGCAGCGTTCTTTGTTAAGTGTGATGGCACTAATAACCCACAGTCATCTATTGACAACGGGTATGTAAATATTCAGGTTGGTGTTGCGTTGCAGCGCCCAGCTGAGTTTGTAATTATCAATATTGGCCAATACAACGGTGGCACCACCGTCACAATCGCGTAAGGAGATAGACCATGGCTAACACAAGCACGTTCAACTCAACACTTGCCACAGATCCGCTACGCTCGTTCCGGTTCCGTGCAGAATTTTATAAAGCATCTGATGAAGTATTTGATCAGCGCATTGTAACTGGAACCGGTGGATGGACTGGCGGTTTTACAAATATCAGCGGTCTACAGACCAATGTTCAAAGCATTCAGTATCGTGAGGGTGGTTACAACACCACTGTTCACCAGATGCCTGGTATGACCACATTTACACCAGTAACCTTTACTCGTGGTGTTATTGTTGGAAATGATCAAGCAATTACATGGATGCGTGGACTCTTCTCAGCCGCTTCTGGTTTGGGGCTAAACACCTCATCTACAACTAATAAGGGTTTTCGTTTAAACATTCGCATCTATGTAAATCAACATCCGATCACCGATGACCTAGCTACAACAACTGACCCTACTCAAATGGTGTTTGTTTTGCATAACGCCTGGATCACAGGCCTAAGTTATACAGATCTAGATGCTACAAACGGAGCAATCTTGTTTGAGACAATGCAGGTAGTCCATGAGGGTATCTCAGTCGGATTCACTGACGCTACAGGTGCAAATGTTAAAGGTTACGGGGCTTCCCCAGTAGCAATCGATTCGTTCTAAAATAAACTAAGGAGAATAATTCGTGTCACAAGTAATTACCGATGCAGAACTCGTAAACAAGTTTGCTCAGCAGGCAATGGAGGAGCCGGAACAGGTCATTGAGACCAAGGCTCCTCCAGGACCTGAGGTAGAACTGCCTGGAGGCTTTATTGATAAAGGCGCTCTAGTAACTACCGTAGAAGTGCGCGAGCTAAACGGATTAGATGAAGAGGCAATTGCTAAAGCATCTAATACTGGTAAGGCCCTTAACGTCCTTCTACAACGTGGTCTGGTAAAGATCGGATCACGGCCAACAACTCAAGAGGACCTAGACCTCTTTCTTTCTGGTGATAGGGACGCAGTTCTAATCGGTATCCGTAGAATTACCTTTGGTGAGACCCTAGATGTGACGGCATCTTGCCCTAACTGTGGTGTCAAACAAGCGGTATCAATTGACCTAAAAGACGATATCCCAGTAACAACTTTAAAGGACCCTGTTGCAGATAGAACTTGGCAGATAAAGCTTAAGAAGAACGTTGTAACTGTGTCCCTGCCTACAGGTATTACGCAGCGACGTTTGATGGAAAACTCAGATAAAACATCTGCAGAGCTAAGCACGATCCTGCTATCTGGATGTGTTCAGACAGTTAATGGCGCACCTTCACTAGGCGCCAGCACTGTTCTTAATCTAGGTATTGCAGACCGTGCTCAAATTGTAGAAGAGATTATGGCTCGCACCCCAGGCCCACGCCTTGGGGAGGTGAGCAAGGTCTGTAAGGCATGTGGTGAAGGTATTTCTCTACCACTTAGTCTTGTAGATTTGTTTCGCCTATAACGAGAAAGATTACGAAAACTTGTTAGATCAGTATGAGGTACTAACCCGCACCTTTACTGGCTGGACGCTAGCGGATATAAAGAACATGTCCGCTAGAGAACGACTTAACTGGATAGAAAGATCAAAGAGAGGTAGGAGAGTCTGATGGACATTAAATCGTTCTTCGGTTTAAACGGTAACTCGTTTACCAACATCAAGAACAGCCTCCTTGATCTAGCTAACGTCCTTGAAAACCAGATCATCCCTAAGATCCAGCGCGTAGAAAAAAGCGTTAGTAACATCGCAAAAGATGCTGCAAAGATCAATGGCGGAGTTGGTACCGGCAACAAGCTAGCTGATAGCGGAGCTCCAACAGCTAAAGCAACGGGTGATGGCGGTACAGGCGATACTGGCGGTGGGGGCGGCAACAGAGTAGCCGATAACGGCTCCTTTGCTGCAAAGGCCGTAGCTGCCGGAATGTACGGTATGAACATTCTGCAGAACGCAATGCCTGGAGTGCCTACGGCTGTTCAGCAAGACTTTCTAACTAATCGTGCTGCTTTCTATGGTGTTGCTGGCTTTGGAGGAACCTCAAAATCTCGAACCGATCAGATTAATGCGCTTCAACGTAAGATGGCCGCTCAAGGCACAATGCTTAATAGCATAGACTCTCTTAATGGAATTATGGCTGCGCAAAACAGTGGGCTAGGCGGAGCGACTAACTTCAATACCGGTGTTATTAATGGCATCGATACTTTATCTAACTTGATGCCTGGACTTGGCGGACAAGGTGCGGCTGCAGTAGCCGCTAACTTTAATGCCCCAACAACAGTAAATATGGCTCGTGCAATGGGTATTAACATCCGTGGGGCTAATGGCGACATCATGGGTGTTGACAAGATCATTGATCAGCTATGGGCTTACTTTAATAAGCCTGGCATGCCTATGCTTACACCAGATCAGATTAAAGAATCATGGATGCCTGGTAGATACTTCTATGAGAGCATGAACTCTTTGCTTAATGGCGATCAGATGAGTATGCAGGCCGTGTACATTGGGTTCTTAGCTAAAGCTCGAACTGGCGGTAACATACCCGTTCAAAACATCTCGAAATCAACTTTGCAGAATCTAAACGCATCAACCGCCACAATAAATGCTATTTCAAGAAATGTAGCTGGACAGACTAATTTACTAACAAAAACAGCCTCAGGCACAGCTGGAGGCTTTGCTGCATCTCAAGATCTAGGGGTACTTGCTAACAATGCGGCCGCTTCTTTAGGTTCGTTAGGCACAGCACTAGGCGCGATAAATGGCGCTTACACAGGTACTGCTGCTTTAGGCGGAGGTACTGGCGGAAAGATTATTAACACATTACTAGGTCTAATTGGTCTTAGAGCTGAGGGTGGACCTGTAGGTAACAAGATGCCATACATTGTTGGCGAAAAAGGACCTGAACTATTTGTACCTAAGACTGATGGAACAATTGTTCCTAATCATATGCTGGGCCTTAACAGGGACAATGGGGGCGTCATGTCTGCTGGAGGCGCTAGTGGGTTTAGTAGAGAAGATTTTGCTGCCGCAGTTATTAAAGGTTTGGGGGGAACACCTACCCCACAAAGCATAGCTAATATGCTTATGTGGGAAGGTAAAGAGGGCGGTAACTGGAGCAATACTGCAAAGTTCAATCCGCTTAACACCAGCTACCAAGAGCAAGGATCTACTAACTTTAATACAGGTAAGTCTGGCTTAGGTGTACAAGCCTATCTCTCTTGGCAACAAGGGGTAGATGCCACAATTAAAACTTTAACTGGCGCACATGCTGCAGACCGTGGATACACAAATATTGTTAAAAGCTTAACAAGCGGCGGAGCTTCTAATGCCGACTTCTTTAAGCTAATGCAAGCTTCTTCTTGGGATGCCGGTCATTACGGTGGTTCAGGCGGGGCTTCTTCCAGCGCAACTAGCTCTCCTACAAAAATTGCATTAGACGCAGCAACTTCTAAAGCTATGGCCGCTTCACAAGCAGCCCTAGCTACATCTGCTCAAATGCTTGGGGTAGCGAACCCATCCACCACATCAACAAGCTCCCCATCTAGCAATATAAATTATAACTACGGGGGTATCACAATTACTATCTCTGCGGCAGGTAAAGACGCTAAACAACTAGCGCAAGATCTTAAAAAAGAAATTGCTAAACAGACTGCGAGCCACTAATGACACCACTACCACCAGTAACTTTAACAACAAAATCAGGAAAGATTAGTCTGTTGCCAGCAGATTTAAAAAAACTGAGCCCGCAAGTAGCACATTCTTTACAAGAAGCTGTAGCCGTAAATAAAGCTCTACATATAAATACATCAACGCCTGTTCAAATTTCTGGCTTTGCTGGGTTCTATGACATTAACAATATTGTATATGCTGCTAATAAAAAACTACAAGACCCTAACTTTACCCCTCCTAGTACTAAGAATGGTGGGGCGCCTCAAGTACCAGTAGTACCTACTAACAATACTCCAACCAATATTAAGTTTAATCTTGCCCCTCACAAATGGAGCATGCCAACAAATCAAAAGTTATTTAATACAAGCTCTGATAGTCAAACTCAAGCGGATCAGAGCGTTCGTAGAGCTAGAATGTGGTGTTATCTTGGAGCAAGCGACTCTAACTACGCTACTGCAACTCAATCAGGATCTACCCAAGCAGGAGTTGTTGCTGGTGGAACTAACGTATCTAAGAGTTTAGATACTCAGTGGGGCTTTCAGTTCTTATGGAACCCTACTCAGATTGGGACTTCTGTACAACGAAACGCCAATTTGGTTCCACAAGCTATGGATGCTTGGGCTGGTAGAGCTCCGCTATTTCCGGGAACAGAGGCGCTGTCATTTGTAGCTATTATTAACAGAGTTAATGATTTTGCCTGTTTTAAAGCTTATCCTGATCAAGCCCCATACCATGCAGAAATGTACCCTAAGTCTGCGGGAGCAGGCAATAACACATCAGCTCTTATTAAAGATTTAATGCTAAAAGGCACCATGGCCGACATTGAGTTTATCTTTAAAATGATTAATGGTGATGGTGCAAACGGCGCTACTTGGACAAATGTTTTGGGAAGAAAAACAGCCGACATTAACTTCTTAGCGCCAACACCAGTAGCTGTACAGTTTGGTCCAAATGCTGACAGTCTTTCATACGTGGGTTGGGTTGAAAGCATTTCTGTATCTCATCAGATGTTTACTGAGGATATGATTCCAGTTCATTCTGAGGTAACTATTAATATGTCCACCTACTCTCAAAGTTCTCTTAAGTAAGGAGTACCAACTATGACAATTTATACTGGCTCTAGATACGAGTACTCTACTATTGACTTTGTATCTAAAACTACTAATGGACCTGACAATCCTATTGTTTTTTACTCTACCTACAATATTAACCCATTAAACTACTATGAACACGCGTACGTTGCCGGTGAAAGATTAGACCAGATCTCAACTAAATACTACAAGACTCCGTTTCTATGGTGGTTAATAGCCGAGGTTAACCCTAAAGTAGACTTTACAAACATACCCGCAGGCACAGTACTTAGGATAGCTAATGTTTAATTACATTACTGTTTCTTTTCCTAATACCACTTTGCCCCCGGCACGCGTTTATGACTTAAGCTTAAAGCAAAATAGGTACCAACACGAAGTTGCAACCATCCAGTTTCGTGACTGGGGCGTTGACTACGACAACGTAAGCTCCGGATCGCCAATATCCTTTACCATTAATAATGGATTAGAGTCCAAAGTTTTTATTGGCTACATAGACCATGTAACCACACAAAATGAGCCTGGGTCTAACCTAACTGAAGTGGTAGCTATAAGCTCCTCATACGTCTTTAAAAACGAATCTCAAAAAGTGTATAAAGGACTGTCAGCAGATGCAATTATTCAGCAGATTGCGGCTAAGCATAGCTTCTCTTGTTATGCCATCCCACACCCAAGAGTGTATCCACAAGTGTCTCAAGCTGGCCACACTGACTGGGAGTTCTGCGTTAGATTAGCGAAGCAAAGCGGCTATTCTTTAAGAACAGAGGGTACAGAAATCTACTTCCAGCCTATGATGTATGACTACACACAGCGCAGGTCACAGGCAAAGAAGTTTACAATGCGAAGCCAAGCTAACCCAAGCGGATCTACCTTGTACTCTTTTTACCCAGTAATTGGGGAGAGCATTGACCACGATGGAGATAAAAAAGCTGCCATCTCTGTATCAGGCGTTGATCTAAACACCTCTTCACCTGTAGCAATAGTAAATCAGAAAAGAAATAAAAACACTAGGCTCAACAGCAAAGCAGAGTTCTTTGATAAATTTCAGACTCATGTGGTAGCACTTGACTCTCAAGTAGCTAACCATGAGGCTAAAGCCGCAGACGATAGAACAGTATTTCCTTATAGAGCCGTAGTTGAAGTGATAGGTGACCCTTCTTTACGTCCAGATCTACCAGTGTATCTTGACGGTATTGGCAATAACTACTCAGGGTACTGGGTTATCTTAGGCACAGAGCACATGATTGTAGAAGAGTCTAGAAATGTATTTAAGTACACAACGTTACTTCATTTAGGCACAGACTCTCTTGGACCAGCAGTTAAGTGGACAGATGGCGCTTTGATTAGTTCTCCTGATTACGCTCCTTCTAGAACAATTATTCCGGGGGTGCGTCAAACAAATAAACCACCTACCTCAGCTTTAAGAAGAACATCTATTGCATATTCTCCGGCCGCCAATGGTCAGTTCAGTGCGGCAAAGAACAAACCACTTCCTTTGATAAACAAACAACCTGTTAAAGGTCCGACTTGGACGGCCTCTAAGCCGGCTGTACAATCAGTTACTCAACCAAATACAAGTTCTGCTTCTTACACTAAACGCCTACTTACAAAGGTACCTAAGCCATGATGAACGAAGACAAGCGATTTTATGGGATATACCAAGGAGTCTGTACTAACAATGAAGACCCAGACAAGCTTTATAAGATAAAACTACAGATACCTCAAGTCCTAGGAACAGAAGAAACAGACTGGGCACTTCCGTGCTTGCCAGTAACCTCTGACGCAGATCACTTAGACCACGTAGCGCATCTAGCTTCAGAAGTAGCAAACTTGTTAAATGCTCATGACAACCACGTGATTAGCGGAAATACTGGTGCGGCACCAGCTTATCCTGGAGATACCCATACCCATACCTTTACGGCTACTGTATCCCACACTAATAACCACACAGGAAACTCTGGAACATTAAAGCACCCACATGTAGCTAGCTCAGATGTTCTAGATACAGACGGATCAGAAGCTGGGTTAACTGCGGCTGAGCACACACATCACCGTAAGGTACCAAATGTAGGTCAAAAAGTATGGGTCATGTTTATAGCCGGAGACCCTAACTTTCCAGTATGGATGGGAGTACAACTATGAGTAAAGCTATAGCTTTGCCGTTTTCTTTTGATAGCAATGGGGCGGTTAATAACACCCAAGACCCTAAAAAGGTACTCCAAGACCGAATTGTTTTAGTAGTCATGACTTATTTGGGTGAGCGTGTTAACCGACCTAACTTTGGCTCTAACATAAAGGCAGTCTCTTTTGAGAACATGACAGAGGCAGCTCAGCTTATAAAGCAAGAGGTTGCTGTGGTCTTTAGCAAATGGCTACCGTACTTAAATCTCATTGATTCCACCCCAAAGGTAGACCCCGTGGATAACATCTTGTCTATATCTATTACCTATAACTACGGCATTAACTCAAACCCTGAGACCGTAAGTCTTAAAACTGCTATTATTAGTCGATCTGGAGATGTAATTACGGAGGTATCAAATGGCTAGCAACAATTACGTTCCCTCAGTAGATTACACTTCTAGGGACTACTCGGCGATCCTTACGGATATGACCAACCTTATCCCTATCTTTTCCCCTACCTGGACTAACCGCGACCCTGCCGACTTTGGCATGACTCTCCTAGAGCTCTTTGCTTATATGGGAGATATCCTCAATTACTATATTGATAGAACGGCTAACGAAGCTCTTATTACCAGCGCAACCCAGCGCCAAACCGTTTTACAGATTGCCAGCCTTATTGGGTACACCCCTACAAACAGCACGGCGTCTACAGTAACCCTTACCTTTCAGAACTCAACGGCTTCTCCCATTACCCTACCTGCCCTTACACAAGTTGCAACCTCGTTAGTATCTAATGGAACTACCACCCAAGTAGTCTTTGAAACTAACTCAGCCCTAACCGTACCCGCAAAATCAGGTGCGACTAACGGCTCAGCTACTGTTGTGGCTACTCAAGGTCAAACAGTATCTAACGAGATTATTGGCGTATCTGATGGAACACCTAGCCAGACATATGCGCTAGCTAACACCAGCGTAATTAATGGGACAGTAAACGTTACTATCAATGGCGTTGCATATCAGTCAGTGCAGTATTTAATTGACTCTAATGGCTATGACCCAGTATTTTCAACAAATACTGATGCTGATGGCATTACCTACGTTACCTTTGGAGACAGCGTTAGCGGAAGAGTGCCGCCTAACGGAGCACAGATCTACGCCACCTATCGAGTTGGCGGAGGTGTTATTGGCAATGTGGCCTCTAATACAATTAAGTATGTAATTAGTATTCCTTCTGGAACTATACCTGCAGGCCTTACAGTATCTAACCAAGACATTGCAGTTTCTGGGGATGGAGCCGCTACCGGCGGAGCAGATGCTGAAAGCACGGACTCAATTAGAATTAATGCTCCTAAGAGCATTAGAGCAATCAACAGAGCTGTATCTTTAAGTGACTACTCTTACATTGCTGTCCAGGTCTCTGGAGTATCTAAAGCAATTGCTACAGCAGATGTTTATACCTCTGTTACTTTGTATCTTGCCCCTGCAGGTGATCCAGGGGTTGCAGCAGACAACGTAACGCCAACATCTGTCTTTAACAATCTAACCCCAAATGTATTGTCTTCATTGATAGACAAAGCCCCCGCTAACACCACTATAACGTTCCAGCCCCCAAAGTATGTTGGAGCCTACTTAGTAGTAAATATTACAGTGGCGCCTCAATATAAGCAGTCATCAGTTGTAAGCAACGTAACGTCCGCAATTAATAACCTTTTTTATATTGATAACGTCATCTTTAATGACACCGTTGCAGTGGCAGATGTTTACCAGACCATCTCGTCTGTAGACGGTGTGGCGTACCAGCAGATACAGAAGTTAGTTAGAGCGGACCAAGATCAAACCTTTACTATTACAAATAAAGCCTTAACTAGCAACGTAGCTACTCTTACAACATCTGTAACCCATAATTTATCCGTGGGTCAAACAATATCTGTGACTAGCGTTGACTCTACTTTTAACGGCACATTTGTGGTTATTGCAACTACGTCTAATACCTTCTCATATGCTTTAGTAGCTAACAACGTATCTTCAACCTCAGCAACGGGTTCAGTAACCGCGCTTGTAGTTAAGGACATTGTTTGCGGAATTAACGAGATCCCAACGCTATATGAACTTGGAACTACCGCCAGCCCATCAACCACAGGTGTGGGCAGCGTTGTTATTAACGCTACTGGAGGAATCCTGAACTAATGTCACGCTACGGTATTAGTTACTATGGTCTTGACTACTATGGTACAGATAACCCAATTAAGTTTGACGCGACCCCATTTACAGCAAAGCCTGCTGGACACGGGCGTATCTTACTTAACTGGACTGACCCAACGGGAGACTGGTCTAAGCTTGTAATTGTAAGAAACAACTACGGCTATCCAGTAAATCCTTGGGATGGCACTAATATTCTTACCGTATACAACGGCAATGATCCAGTGTTTTACATTGACGCTTCTGGTCTAGTAGAAGGAAGCTATTACTACTACACCATCTTTGTATACAGCCTAATTCAGTACTCATGGGTTAGTGCCGGTAATGCTTTTGCGCTATCCGTTAAGAACTATGGCAACACAGATAAGATGTATGACTACCTACCGTCTATCTATAAGATCACACAGCCTTATCAAGCAACAACAGATATTTGGGATAACCCAGACCTTTATTCTTTCTTAAGTAACTTTGGCTTTGAGCTGGACTACACACAGAACATGTCGGCATTACTAACTAGCCGTTACAACTCATCAACAGTTAATGGCGCTCTTGTGCCATCATTGATGAATCAATTTGGTCTTACCTACGAGCCTGCTCTTGGGCTACAACAGAACCGCAAATTACTTCGTGATGGGGTAACTCTTACTAAGCAAAAAGGATCTAAAGAAGGACTTGTAGGATTTATTAAGGACTTTACTAGCTGGGGTGTCCCTGTACCTATATCAGGAACCCCTAACCCAAGCACTAATGGCATTGTAATCGGCCACAATCTTATGCTTGATTACAACGACTCTTCTTTTGAAGAGAGCACTGGTCACTGGGGATCAGCAGATGGTTCGGCTGATATTGATAGGCTAGCCACCTATAACATTAAGAGCATCTCAGTAACTTCTGGCACAGCCACCTTGGTAATAGGCGCTCACAACTATGACGTGGGCAATTCAATAGTAATTCAAGGACTGCCGTATCCGCTATTTAACTCTACAACCCCAGTAGTGTTAACTGCAGTAGACCAAACTAACACCATCAGTTTCTCTACAACATCACCTGACTTTGTAAGTGTTACTGGGTACAACCCATCGCTACAGGCCTATGGAACTGTTGCTCCCTATCCTGCTCCTTGGGTTGAGTCCACGGCACCAACGCTATTTCCTAATAAAGCCAAAGCAATACTTGCCGTCTACAACTCATCTACTAGTTCACAGGCGGTAAACGTTTCTTGTGGAGACAGCGACCCAATTAACACAGGCATCCCTGTAACGGCCGCAACCACATATACCTTTAGCATTTACGCCGCTAAAGGATCAGGGTCAACCGCTAGAAATGTAACGTTGTCTATTAAATGGTTTGATCGTTTTGGGGCGTATATCAGCACATCTACCGGGTCAGCCGTGTCAGATAACACTGCTCAATTTTCAGGCTCAGTTCGTCCGCACGTATCAGCAGCCGCGCCTACCGGGGCTACATATGCTTGCCCTGCCATACAAGTTGCTTCTGTAGGTGGTTCCGCTACCAATGAACACCACTACTTTGATGCGGCACAGTTTGAGGCCGCGTCTAACGCTACAAGCTTTGATGAGGCTCGTCAGCTACACCTAACACTTAGAGCCAACCGCATTAATGAGTTAGTCAACCCCCACTTTGCTTCCCCAATAACTCCTTGGAGTGTAACGGGGGCATCTACTACTTCAATATCTCAGTTTGCTGAACCTGGGGTAGAGACCTTCTCCATTACAACTGCCAGCATCGTATCTAACGTAGCAACCGTGACTTTAAACAACCCACATAGCTATCAGGTAGGCCAAGTGATAGTTATCTCTGGAGTAACTGGTACGGGCGCAAGCAACTACAACGGATCTAGAACAATCACTGGTGTAGGACTTAATACATTTACTTACTCGGTAACGGCCTCTAACTCCACAGTAACAAGTGGAACGGTTTATCGCGTAGGTAACGGGCTACAACTAACTGCCACTGCAACTGGTACAGCCGTGCTCTCATCTTGGGATGGATCTACAACATCTCAGTTGATGGGCATCTATTACCCAAACACCTCTTATACATTCAGCATCTATGTGCAACCTACAGCAACATCTGAGACTTTTACTCCAAAGATCTCGTGGTACGACAGCACTAACACCTTGATAAGTACTTCTTCAGGCAATCCATTTAATTTAAGCGCAAGCGTGTGGAATCGTCCATACGTAACAGCAACTGCGCCAGATACAACCGCATATGCAACAGTTGAGTTAGATTGGACTACGGCTACAACAGGGGACGTGGTTATAGTTGATGAAGCTTTGTTTGAAAACACTGGGCAGGTACTAGAGTACTTTGACGGCTCCAACGGTTCAGGAACTGTCTACGACCTATTCTGGGAAGGCGGACAGGGTAACGCAAACGCAGCCCGTAGTCACTACTATAAGAATAGATTCTCAGTTCAAACACGGTTATTTGGCGCGGTATTAAACGCGCAACTCCCTATGGGAAGTACTGCCGCCGTATATCTTGCACAACCCCAGACTTGATGTGCTAGCGTAGGCGCCCTCAGTTAGGGGGTCCCTATGGACAAGTACTACTTAGTGATCGCGGGAACTGGAGAGACCAGCCGCGCAAATGTAGAAGCACTCATTGAAGATTATATTTACGGCCACGGACAAGACGTTACCTTTGTTCTTCCGTATGAGAAGCGCCCAAGTCAAGGACAGATCTTTGCCGCGCAACTAGCCAAAGACAAGAGTAAAGACATACTGCTCTTCTGTAAGGAAGACGCCAACTATGAAGGCATTCCTTCATCCTCAGTAAGCCACTCAGACCGACCACTGGATACGGCCTGCGCCAAATTAAAAGACACCAACATCGTGGCCTTTGTTCTAGTAGACGATGAAGACCCAAGCATCAACGAGACCCTCAGCGTGTTCTCTGAGTACAAGGTGCCCACCTTTGATCTGACCGAGGGCTTGATGCCGATCAAGTTCAACCCAGGAGCGGTCGAGGTAAAGACTGAAGTAGCCATCCCTGAGGCGGAAGAGATGTCCGAGCCAGAGGAAGAGGTTGAGGATGACCTCGATGACTTTGAGGATCTAGATGACCTTGAAGATGAGGAGCTGGCCGAGGACTTCTACCTTGGAGTTCAGGCTTTAGCTAAAATGATCGCTCGGGAGGTTGCGGCCGAGCTTTTAAAGGCCACAGAAACGCCCAAGAAGGGGTCTAGGAAGTGATATCAGCCCGCGCCCTAGGGGTCTACCTGTATTTACAGACTACAGAGGCCACAATAAGCGCTGAGAGCCTTTCTAAAGTTTTTTCCGAGGGTCGGGAAGCCATAGGCACGGCCTTGGCTGAACTCAAGGGGTACAACATGATCTCCTCCACCAAGGAGCGGATTGGCAACAGGATCATCACGGTCAACCGACTTGTGGCACCGGATCTCTGGGCCCCAGAAACCCGTCGTCTGATACTGCAGAATAAGCTGTATAGCAATTTAATACTAAATAATAATACATTTATAAGTAACAAAATAGGGTTTGGCGAAGCCAAACGGGGAGAAGAAGCGATGAATGATGAATGGCACTCATTAGGTCAAATAGATCAAGACCCCGAGGAGATGGCTGAACTCAAGCGCCGTGAGAAGGAACGCCGTGACCGCGAGTACCGCGAGACTCGCAATGCCAAGGCT